TATTGTTGCTTTCGCGCTACAACCATCTAGATTATAGTCTATTGGCAAAGACGTTTTTATTTAGGTAGTTTCTTCGTCTTCTTTTTTCTCTGTGTCTCCACCAAATACTATAGTATCTGAACTATCAAAACCATATGTGAATGGACTTGTCATGTCAACATCAGTATTAAATGTAATGACATCCTCAATACTTCCATCAGGAACGAATGATATATCAGAAGCATAGTTAACAGTATTAACTCCATCACCTGCTATTAAACCATTGTCATCTACACGGAAGTTATCATCTCCAAGACCACCAGGTACAGGAATTGTATAGTCACCACCAGATGTAGTACCTGTGATTACTACGTTATCCGTAGCACCATTAACTTCATTCTCTGTTAGAAATATCTTTTCTGTTGCTACAGGTTTAGTCTCAGCAATAGTACGAAGACCTAGGTAGTGTCTCCATAAATCACCTAGAGTATTCTGATCTACATTATCATATAGTCCTTGTATAACAGCGTCTCTTGCTGCGATTTCTGCTTCGGAATACTTACTCATAGAGCCTCATTTAGTTGGTGGATTTGTTCAACGATTTGTGCACAGTCATCTCCAATGCTAACAGCATAGTGGAGTTCATCAATCAAAGCAGAGAGTGTAGCATGGAGTTGATCCATCTGCTGATCCTCAAGGAAGTTGAACATGTCTGGAGTACAGGTGGTCTTAGTATAGCACTCACCTTCATCCGTGTCAACCCTTGAAGTAGTCTTTCCGCATGTACCTTCCAAGAATGTTTGAGTTGTAGAAAGCAGGTGTTCCATCGTCTGCAACCTCAGTCAGTACATTATTTATGAATAACTGTCGGGTCTCTTCGTAATTTACTTGACCCAGTGTAGTATGTAGGCTGATTATTTCACGACTGAAAACTGTCCGTCCATACTTTGTAACGTCTTGCTTAAGTTCTTTAGAACTTCCGTAGTACTTCTTCCAGTCACTCTCAGACGTAAGTTTGCGTTTCCCACCTCTAGGCTTTCTACGCTGTGTAAAATATTTGCGTCCGATGTATTGCTTACCCGTGATTGTATTTGTAATCCTGTAGACGTAACCGAAGAAACCGTTAATGTCGTCAGAAGTAAAAGTTGAACCTTGATAGGTCCAGGGGTTCTCATAACTTCCCTCACCAGTTGATTCCATTTCATAATTTTATAGTTTATATTGAAAGGTTCATGATACAGATGGATCTAATTTCTCCTGGTCCTGTTGGACCTATAGCATGGAAGTGTTTACCATTAAAGACTGCTATCTTACCACGCTTAGGAGTTATACGATGTTTGATAGTAAGTTCTTGCTTATCAAAAACTGTACTACGATAACCTGCACCTACGGAGACGGAATTAAAACCACCTCCTTTCTTACAATAGTATATATCTATGTCATCATCGGGGTTCCATTCATCTTCAAAGATAAAGGTGTCACCAGTAGCATCGTTAAGATACATCATGAAGATTAGGTGAGGACACTTAGCATCTAGATGTGGGTCTTGGTATTCGTATCCAGGTATATGATATGTGTTGTTAAGACATGCTCTAATAATACTTTTATATTTGATATCATTCTTCTTACAAAACTCATCCATGATCTCAAAAAAGAATGGATAAATTTCAGAGACAGGATTAACTTTCTGAATCTCTTTGGCATGATCATTTCTTTCTACCAATAGGTGTTGGTAGTATGGGAAGTCAGGTGATGATGAATCACTATGGTAGTATGGGATCCGATCTCTTCTCTTGTCAAGGTAGTCCAGTTTATCTAATGGTATACCATTGTCATCTTCAATCATGATAACAAATTAAAAATACAAATACTTCTATGCTCACCAATACCAGTACATCTATTGGTATGATAATACTTACCATCAAAGACTGCTATCTTACCACGCTTAGGAGTTATCTCTTTCTTAACAGTGAAGTGTTTACCCTGTTGACTCTGTAGATACATTCCCTTATCATGTTCAGGATAAGTCTCATCAAATACTACAGTGTTACCACTAGCATTATTGAGATACATTATAAGAACGTAGTGAGGAACCTTAGCATCAACATGAGGGTCACCGTATTCAAGTGGTAGGTGATAGGTATTGTTAATACATCCTCTAATAATAGATCTATACTTTAGATCCCACTTCTCCATGAAGTTATGCATGATAGTCCAGAAGAAAGGGAATGCATCAGAACATGGTTCTACTGGTATAGTCTCATCAATCTTCTCGTTCCTTTCTACTAATGGATGTTGGTAATAAGGAAAAGACGGTGACGTTGACATGCGGTACGTGAAAGGCATGCCAGAAAACTTTGACTCAATAATAAGTAAGTCAGCTTCAGTGATTCCATTAGGATCCTCCAGAATTTTGTTCAATGTCATATTCAATCACAATTTTTTTACTAGATTTACCTGTACTGTTAAGAGTACCATAGTATTGTACAGTACCACCTATCTGATCTGCAATCTCTTCAAGTTTTTGCTTCCAAGTAAGTGGTTTAATAATATCTCCAGTCACTGTCGTACGACATTCCTCTGGAGTACAACTGTAGAAGATATTCTCTTCGGGTTCTAAGTTACCGTGCATTTAACCTCCTGCGACCTTAAAGAAGTATGACAGACGTGAGGTAGCATAACCACAAGCATAGGATATGAATCCTTTAGTGGCATCACCTTGTATCTCTTCAAACATATACATGTTTAATCTGAAAGCATAGTTTGCTTCCACGATTATAGCATTCACATCTTGTTGGTCAACTGGTAAAAAATTATCTAGGACACTACGATAAGAATCTTTGAATCCTTTCTTGTCTGTTATCTCAGGGAAGTCATAGAATGCTAGACCCTTATCTTTAAGTTTCAAAGCATTCTTAGTTATGTTACCAAGAATAACACCACCAGATAGATCACCCATGTAACGTGTGTAATGATGTCCTATTAATAGTTTAGGATTCTCATGTGCTACTTCTTTAATTCTGTTAATATATTGTTGCGTTGCCTCAGTAGGATAGATCTTATCTCTCCAGTCAGCACCCCAAAAATACTCACAGTCTTCTGCTAATGCTTGTTGTCTAGGTAGACCGTTTAATCTCATCGGTCCTACAAAGTCATCCTCTTTAAGTCTTTCTACTTCAGTCTCCATAGCATGATAGATGAAATAGAAGTTAGCAACCAACTGTCTATAGTTCTCTTCACTCACAACACCACGTAAGAATGATGCAACAAATGAAGTATTCTCAGCAGCAGTGTGAGACTTCTTAGTCCCTGCCTTAAGTTGCTTAGAAAAATCCTCAATTCTTTTCTTCATAGTAGGCATAAATATTTGTAAATTGTATCAGGGAATACGGACCTAACGTGTCTAAATAATAACAGAATTAGGGATCAAAAAGATGAACCCAAACTTCTTTATTATGTTTGTCCACTGACGGAGGGAAGTAATGCATAACATAGTCTCACAAAACAGTCTGGCAGAATGGAATCACATGGATCATGCTAACGAGCAAGATCAAAAACTAGATGATTACTACGAGTGCCTCATTGAATGTGTAGACGAACAAAGTTCATGCAAACGTGTGTGTAAGGAAATCTTACTTTAAGAGACAAATGAACACAAGTTAATAGTTTTTACCAAGACCCCTTCGGGGGTCTTTTTTAATAGTAAAAATCTTTTTCAACTTCTACTAGAACAGAATCTAAAACACGGTTAATACTTTCAGACATCAAACGATATCCAGTACCAACATACATCTGTCCAGCAAATACTGATACAGTAGCAGCACCCCAGAAAATATAGTACCATCTAGATTTAACTTGATGGCGTTTCTTCTTTTCACTCATAATAAAATAGCACCAATGATAACTCCTTTAGCGAATGCTACGCATAACATCTGGTAATCAGTCAAGTTAAACTTGTCCTGAAACCTTCGTGCCATACGACGATCCCAATCAACTACCTTGTCAAAGTATTTCTTCATAGGTTCATTTCCTCTCCTAGATTATCTATAAACTCACGTCGTTGCTCCCATGTTTGACCACTAGTACTACCTCTGCATGGATTAATGCATTCATCAGTACCATATTCATTACATAGAAGACCAGCAAGATCGTGAGGACATCCTATTCTACCATTAGTCCAGTACAATTGTCCAGCTATCCAATTGGATTGGCAGTGTGGACAGATCTTAATCATCCTTTGAAGTATTGATCTATAACTGTAACCTGATCATGGTAACGAGCAATCTTATCCAACTCTACTTGAATTGCTTCAGTGATATCTGAATGCTCTCCAATACCTGCTGGATGTTCTAGGTAAACATTAACATTTGCTCTATGCTTTGCAATCTCACCTTGTGCATGTGCCTTAACGGCTGCTAGTAACTGTTCTCTCATGTGTAACATACTTAATAATGATATTCGTCTAATATATCTAGGGCATTATTCAATGCCTGTTGTGCTGCCCATCTCTGTTCAGGATTCCATTCACGATACCAAGCTCTGTCATCTATATCTCGCTTTAGTTTTAACAGTCTTGCTGTCATGTCCACTTTGGACAAACGACCATTCACTTCAGGGACTCCTGAACCTTTTGCCAATCAGCATCAAAGAGTTCTAACCCCTTATCAGTCAGAATATGTTTGTACATTCCCTTGAATACTTTAATAGGAAGTGTACAGATGTCAGCACCATATTCAAATGCTCTACCTACATCTCGTACTCCTCTGATAGATGCTGCTAAGATCTCAGTACCTTCCCACTTCTGTTTAGCAAATACATTAGCAATGTCTTTGACTAGGCATAACCCACCAAATGAATTGTCATCTACTCTACCTACAAATGGTGACACATACTTAGCACCTGCCTTAGCAGCAAGTATTGCCTGTGTCTGAGAGAATACTAAGGTAACATTAACAGGTATATCATTGTTAGATAATTCTTTACATACCATCAGACCTTCTGGGGTACATGGTACTTTGATTGTAATGTTTGGTCCTATGTTCACATACTGTTCTGCCATCTCTAGCATCTCCCACTGGTCACCTATAACTTCAGCAGATATAGAAGCATTCCAAGGAAACACATTAGAGATCTCTTTGATTACTTCCACTGGGTCTCTACCTGACTTAGCCATCAGTGAGGGATTGGTGGTAACACCATCAATCAAACCAGTTTCAAATAACTCCGTGATTTCTTTAGTATCTGAAGAGTCCAGAAAAATTTTCATGACATCTCGCATTTCGTAGTATTTATTATACAATAAAAAACAGACCCTGTAAAGGGTCTGTTAGGTAACAAGTATGTTAGTCTTTGCACATCAAGAGCATGGTTTCGCCTTGCTTTTTACTTTGATACCACGATACATTAGATCGCGATTTCTTTCTTGATTGTGCTCGTTGAGTACCATTTGCTTGTACTCATTGGTGTCGTATTTAACACCACGATATGTGACATTTGCCATTGGATTTCTCCTGAAGTTAGGTGGATTAGACCGTTCCTTCAGTCGGCTTTTGCGTCCCAACAATCATCCGTAGTTTCTTCTTTCACTACCTGAATCATTTCAGCTCGTGTCTCCTCTTCCACATTGTACTTACTCATCTTATCAACGAGTATGTGTGCTTCAGAGCAGGTTAAAGAAGTAGCTAGTAGGATAGGTATCATGGGATGAACGATATTCCGTTCCGAGTCGGCTTACTTGCGTCTCCTATTAGAGATGAACGTATGGGTATGTTAGCATACCCACATCTATTTATCAAGTTTTTCTGTATCTTTCGTAACATTTTTTTTACCTTGCTCCCACAACATCATCAGACCTTCCTTTTCAAGGGGTGATGTATCATACTCGCTTAGAAGTTCTTCATATTTTTCTAAGGCTTTTGCTTGATACTCTTCGGTTAAAGGTTCTTTTTGCTGCATGTATCCTCCCACATAAACCAACCTGTTACAATGTATTTAGTTTCCTTTGGAGCAGTCACACCCTTGTGTCTGTGAGTATATCCAGCAGGAAATAATACTGTCTTACCTTTTATTGGTTGTACTGTATAATCTTGATAAAGGAAATGAGTTCCACCTCCTTCTTTAACAGTATTTAAATAAGTGATCCAAGCAACTACTCTACCTTGGTCAGAACCCATAGCATCAAAATGCTCTTCATAGAATGCTTCACCTGGTTTATAGACTTGGAACTTAGGGTGACTATGAAATCCTAATGGTGCCCAGAACAAATATCTTTCAGAGTAATCTTTAATACACTCCATCAAGTGTGTTCTATACTCCATGTCCTTATACTCAGGACTGTACTCTATCTCTGCCTTGGGTATATCATTAAAGAATAGATCAGTACACTTTTTAAATTCCTCATTAACATGAGGATCATTTCCTACAGTACCAGGTCTACATGCCTTACCTGTAGCTTCCACTGTGTCATATAGTTTAACGAGTCCATCACAGACAGACTCATCTACAGTGTACTCAATTACATGTTCAATCATAATGCAAAACCTGCAAACATATCTTTCTCAACATCCTGCTTGATACCACCTACAACATAAGATTCAATCTCAGTTTCTTGTGGTGCATTCTGTTGTCCTTTGCTATTTAACCAGTGGTCTGTCCAAGGTAATGGATTATTCTTAATGGGAACATCATACAATGGTTTTAATCCTATGGATCTCATACGTTTGTTAGCAATCCATTCAACATACTGACTCAACAATCTCTCGTTCAATCCTATCATTGTACCACCTTCAAACAAATACTCTGCCCACTCCTTCTCTTCTTCAACACATTTCTTAAACATTTCTATGACATTTTGCTCCTCTTCCTGAGCAATGTCAATCATCTCTGGGTCATCACCCTTTCTCCAATTGTTAATTATGTTTTGGGTGAGGGCCAGATGTTGAGATTCATCTCTGGCAATGAGCGATAGAATCTTAGCTGACCCTTCCATAAATTTAAGTTCACCAAATGCAAAACTACAAGCAAAAGAAACATAGAAGCGTACGCCTTCCAAGATGTTAACATTAGCAACTGCCTTATACAAACTTCGTTTTAAATCTCTGCGAGTCCATTCTGAATTAGGATGATTTCTCATATCATCCTTCCAACTATTACTCTGACCATACTCATTAGCATAGTTAATGAACGTATCGTATGATTGAGTAACAGACTCTGCTCTCTTTAATATTCTCTCATCATCTAAGATAGTATCAAATACCTCAGAAGCATCTGGGTAAACATTCTTAATGATATATGTATATGATCTGGAGTGAATCATCTCCATGAAACCCCACACTTCCATGCAAGATTCTAGTTCTGGTAAGGAACAGTAAGGTAGGAATGCCATACCTGGTGCTCTACCTTGTACACTATCCAACATGATCTGATACTTCAGATTAGATGTAAAGATGTGCTTCTGTGCCTCAGTCAATTGACCATAATCAGCACGGTCTTTCTGGAGTGATACCTCTTCGGGTCTCCAGAAGTAACCTAGTTGTTGCTTAGTTAAATTTTCAAATGCAGGATACTTAAAGTTATCGTATCTCTGCACACCTAACGGAGCACCAAAAAACATAGGTTGCTTCTTGGTATTAGTCTTCATAGTATTAAAGACAGTCATGCCTTTAATATCAGACGGCGCAGCTGTCACAGATCTCCTCCTCAGTAGTAAGAATGTTTTCAATTAAATCATCAACGTTCTCCACGTTGTCATGCCAACCCATTGGATGAGTCGGTTCATCTACATCTTTCTTAGCATCATATGTATTCTGATAGTATGATGTCTTCCAACCATACTTGTAACTAGTTAGCAAGTCATTTGCCATAACAGAAACAGGGACTTCAGAGTCAGGGTAATGCTCTGGATTATAACTCCAGTTACCACTAATTGCTTGGTCAAAGAACTTCTGCATCACTGCTACAATATTAATATACCCTGTGTTACTAGGCATATCCCATAGCAATGTATAGTTATTCTTTAGTGTCTGAAAGGATGGAACAATCTGCTTAAGGGGTCCCTTCTTTGATTTCTTAACGGACAGATAATCTCTTGGTGGTTCAATTCCATTTGTTGCGTTTGACACAACGGAACTGCTCTCCGAAGGCATTTGTGCCGACAGTGTGCTGTGCCGTAACCCATAGGTTCGTATGTCTTCCCGTAAAATTCCCCAATCAAGATGAAGGTCATTAGGAACTAACTCATCAACGTCCTGTTTATATGTATCTATAGGTAGGATTCCATCAGCGTATTTAGTATGCTTAAATCCCTCACATGCTCCCTTCTCTTGTGCAACTTTGTTAGATGACTTGAGAAGATAGTATTGAAAATACTCTGTTAGAGTATGAACCAATGACCATGATGCTGGATCATCATACTTAACACCTTGCTTGGCAAGATAATGTGCTAGTCCTATGAACCCTACTCCAAGAGAACGTCTTGCCTTAGTTGATTCTTCAGCAGCAACTACAGGATAGTTCTGATAATCAATCAACTCTTCTAGTCCACGTACTGATAGGTCACAGAGTTCTTCCATGTCCTCAAGTTTATTCAACTTACCTACGTTAATAGCAGATAGAATACACAATGCTATCTCACCTTCATGATCATCAATGTGATCAATAGGTTTAGTAGGTAGTGTAATCTCCTGACATAGGTTACTCATGGTAACCTTATCCTTGAATGATGAGTGACTATTACAATGGTCAATGTTCATCAAATATATACGTCCTGTCTCTGCTCTCTCCTTAAGGAGATCACCAATCAATTCTTGAGCACCTACTTTTGTACATGGTACTCCAGCATTTTCATATCTTACGTATAGATCATCAAAACTCTCTGTACCAAAACTATCATACAACCCTGGCACATCATGAGGAGAAAAAAGCGTAATCTCCTCGTTCTTAATGAAGCGTTCATAAAATAATTTGCTTAACTGGATGGAGTAGTCAAGTTTTCTGACTCTGTTGTCTTCGGTTCCTTTATTGTTTTTGAGGACGAGGATGTCTCTGATTTCTTGGTGCCAAATAGGGAAGTGGACAGTTGCTGAACCCCCTCTGATGCCGTTTTGAGTGCAACATCTGACAGTTGACTCAAACTTTTTGAGAAATGGGACAACACCTGTGTGCTGGACTTCACCTCCTCGGATTTTGCTGTTGATTCCTCTGATTCGTCCTGCGTTAATACCGATACCAGCACGTTGTGCGACGTATTTGCCAATAGCCATATCACTGCTAAAGATACTATCGAGGGTGTCATCAGCATCAACCAAAACACAAGATGCAAATTGACGAATGGGTGATCTGACTCCAGCCATGACGGGCGTGGGGATGTTGATTCTGTGCTTTGAGATTGCGTTGTAGTATTTTCTGACATAATCTAATCTATAAAATGGGTCATCGTCTTGAAATAATGTAGCAGCAATCATGATATACATGAATTGAGGAGTCTCATATACTTCCCCAGTGCTTCTATCTTGAACCAGATACTTATCAACTACCTGACGTAAACCAGCATAGGTGAACAAATAATCTCGGTCATGATCAATAAAACTATTTAACTTCTCCCACTCTTCGTCTGTATATTTTGCAACAATACTTTGATCATATACACCTTTCGCAATACAATTAACAACATGATGTTTTAATGTTGGTCTTGCATCAGGATGAGATTTATATACAGACTTCCTAAGACCGAATAGGAGTAGTCTAGCAGCAACAAATTGGTAGTTAGGAGACTCCAAAGAGATCAAATCGTTAGCAGATCTAATTAATATCTCTTGAATGTCAGCAGTTTGAATACCATCAAAGAACTGGAGACCAGCATTCATTTCAACTTGTGACTCTGACACACCTGCTAGCCCATTACAGGCCATCTCGACCATCTTATGAACCTTCTCTAGTTGCAGAGCTTCGGTACCTCTACCGTTTCGTTTCTTAACTTTGATCTCAGGGGTCATACTTTTTTCCAATTGTTGAATTTAAGATTTGCTTCTAGTCCATGATATGTATTTGATTCTATCACATGCTGAACATTATGTCCAGTTAGAATCATGTCATTAATGTCTTTCTCAGATATATCATTTGGCCAAATGACTACCTTTTCTCCTCTACTAATGGTTTTGGAGATTCTATCGACGATTTGTCTGTTGCGAGGTTCGTTATCATAAACCCAAATATAATCGCTCCAACCAAACGTCCGAGGATCAACATCAGACCCAGCCATCGCAACGGAATTCTGAATGAAGGTACTGTCAAACGGTCCTTCAACAATGTAAACTGGTTCTTTAACATTTATTCTGTCCTCTCCAAAGATTTTGGGCTTATCCTCATCAAGCATTATCGTAATGTATCTCATCTTTGCCGTAGGGGCTAGCGATCTGCCTTGATATCCGAAGAGTCTACCATCTTTATCCCTTAAAGGAATTATAATACGAGGACTATCTTGTCGTAAGTTATCAAAGGTTTTTTTCTGCTGATTAGTCCAAGCTTTAAACTTAGGACAATAGTAGAAGTAATCTAAGTCTTTGATACCTCGTTTTTCAAGATACTCTCGTGCTGGATGTGATGTATTTAGATCAGAAATTTTCTCTAAATCTACATCCCCCTTGTGAAAATTTGGAGGTTTAAAATCAAACTTTGGGTTAGGTGTTACAGTACCCTTGCCAGTCCTACCATCTTTAAATTTCTCCATGACATATTGATCATGAAGAAATGAATCTTGATCCTTAAGAAAGTTTGAAAGTGTTCTACCAACACCACAATTGTGGCATTTGAACATAAAATCATTCTTAACCTTAAACAAATACCCACGAGCTTTGTTCTTCCTCTTCTGTGAATCACCACAGTAAGGACACCTAAAATTAAAAAGGTCTGACTTCTTCTTAGTGAAGAGGGTCAGACGAGGTGAAACCATTTGGATATATTTTACGTCAAGGTATGACAAATCACATAATCTGAGGTGATTCTATAATAACAGGAGTTGCTACTGGTGTCAACCTCGGCTGTGACGGTTGGAAAAATGGTCTAAGGATTGCTTGACCTGGTATGCTGACTGCGAAAGATATAATAGAAAGAGCACC